CAAAAAATCTCATGAGATTTTTAAAAATTGGTATATAGATGGAAGAATTTTATATCACAAAGTTATTGATCTAAAAAAACCTGAAGAAGGACTTCAGGATATTAGATTTATGGATGCATTAAAAGTAAAATATATCAGAAAAGAAAAAAAGAAAAATGATAATTTTGCAGGAATATACAGGTCCAGAGATGAAGCAAGTGATTTTAATGAACCAGAAATAGAAGAATATTTTTTATATTTTCCTCAAGGTCATATTCAAAAAACTGCTGCAGCAAACAAAGGAATTCCTATTGCAAAAGATGCTATTACATTTGTAACCTCAGGTCTTGTAGATAGAAATAGACAATTGACTTTATCATACCTTCACAAGGCAATTAAAGCACTCAATCAACTTAGAATGATTGAAGATGCTTTGGTAATTTACAGAATTTCAAGAGCACCAGAAAGAAGAATATTTTACATTGATGTGGGCAACTTACCTAAAGTAAAAGCAGAACAATACCTCAGAGAGGTAATGGGTAGGTATAGAAATAAACTTGTTTATGATGCAAATACTGGCGAAATGCGTGATGATAAAAAGTTTATGAGCATGATGGAAGATTATTGGTTACCAAGAAGAGAGGGTGGAAGAGGAACTGAAATTACAACTCTTCCTGGTGGACAAAACTTAGGAGAACTTACTGATGTTCAATATTTTCAAAAGAAATTGTTTAGGGCACTAAATGTTCCAGAATCTAGAACTGCCTCTGATGGTGGATTTAATTTAGGAAGATCATCTGAAATTCTTAGAGATGAATTGATGTTTGGTAAATTTGTTGGAAGACTAAGAAAAAGATTTAGTAATGTTTTTCATGATTTATTAAAAACACAATTAATCTTAAAAAATATAGTAACTGTAGAAGACTGGAATAAAATGAGTGATCATATTCAATATGATTACCTGTATGATGGTCATTTCTCAGAACTTAAGGAAACTGAGTTGATGAATGAGCGTTTAAATCTTATGGTTGCCATTCAACCATATATTGGAACTTATTATTCTAAAGATTATGTAAGAAGAAAAATTTTGAGGCAGACTGATCAAGAAATTGATGATGAAAATAAATTGATGGAAAATGAAATTAAAAGTGGAGAATATCCAGATCCCAAACTAATGCCACCAGTTGGACTAGATGGTATGCCACTAGAACCAATGGCAGCAGGTAATCAAACTTTAGGAGCAAATCCAAAAGAATCTGATCTTTCTAGTGCAAATAAAACAACTTCAATAAATGCCAAAGGTGCTGAAATATAAATAATTCAATATACCTAGTATTTTTATGAATCCTTCTGCTGAGTTTATGGATATGGTACTTTCTGGTTCTTCTCCAGAAGAAGTATCTGACAAAATAAAAGAAATTTTATATTACAAATCTTCAAATACCATTGATGAAGTAAGACCTGCTATAGCACAAACTATGTTTGGATCAGAGGAAGAGTAATGTCACTAAAGATTGTTCAAACCATCCCAGCAGTACTTCCACCAAACAACGGAATTGCTACTAGTGGTGTAATCAATTTACAAACTGGATATTTAAGATTAAGTGCTCTTGGGGGAGGGTGTCATATTGCAGTCATAGATGGAAATTCTAATGTTGCAGTATCATCAGAATCCTCCTTTATAATTCCACAAAATACTAGTGAAATTATTAAAGAAAGAGTTGCTAGACAAAAAATTTCAGGAATAACAACTGGTGCTACAACAACTGTTTCATTTGGTGAAAATTTTGGTAACCCATTTATTGTTGGGGATCATGTAAGTATTATTGGATCTCAACATGCTGGAATAAACACTTCATATGTAGAAATTTTATCTAAAACAGATTCTTCAATTATTCTTAATTTCAATAGCACTGCAGTTGGTGGAGCATTGACTGTAACTAATGCAATTGTTTCAAGATCTGTAAAAATTGAAGTATATCCTGAATTAAACAACTCACATCTTCATATTGCAGAAGTACAAATAGCATCTCAGGCATAATCCAATGAAACTAATTACGGAAGAAATAGAATCAGTAGAAATTATTACAGAAGAAAAAGATGGAAAAAAAACCTTGTATATTCAGGGACCATTTCTTCAAGCAGAAGTAACTAACAGAAATGGTAGGTGCTATCCAATTCAAATTCTCTCCAGAGAAGTTGATAATTATACCAAGAATTTTATAACTCAAGGAAGAGCACTTGGAGAACTTGGACACCCAGATGGACCAACCGTAAATCTGGATAGAGTTTCACATATGATTACAAGTCTCAAATCAGAAGGAAATAATTTTGTAGGTAAAGCAAAAATTCTTGATACCCCAATGGGAAATATTGCTAAGTCTCTTCTGGGTGAAGGAGTTAAACTTGGTGTTTCTTCTAGGGGAATTGGATCTCTTATAGAAAGAGATGGAGTAAAATATATTGGAGATGATTTTATGCTTGCAACTGCAGCAGATCTTGTTGCAGATCCATCAGCACCAGATGCTTTTGTTCAGGGCATCATGGAAGGAAAGGAGTGGGTGTGGGATGGAGGAAAACTGAAAGAAATAAATGCTTCTATTACTCAAAGAAAAGTTGAAAAACTTTCAGAAAGTAAAGAATTAAATGAAAAATCCAAATTAAAATTGTTTGGAGAATATCTGTTAAATCTGTAATTTATAAATAAATATAGAATAAATCAAAGATTTTTATTCGGAGCATACAAATGAGTGTCGGTAACGATTTACAAGAAATGGAAGTATCTACTAAAAAATCTGTCACTGCAGTAAACAAAGGTGCTAAACCTGGAGAGTCTATGCAAAGAGCAACTATTCCAGGAGAAGGTCTTGTTAATGGAGTTGAAGATTTAGGAGGTCCAACTCCCCAAAATTCAAAACCAGATGATGAGTCAAATAAGTATAAGACTCCTGCTTCTAAATTAAAAGCAGTTAGAGATGTTCAACATAAAGGTGCAAAGGGTCCTGATCCAATGCAACATGCCAACACATCTGCTATGTCTTATGAAGAAACTGAATTAGATGAAGAGGACCTAGTTCTTGAATCTGATGAATCAGAAGAGGACCAAGTAGAGGGTGATGAGTATATTGATGAAGAAGAAGAAGAAGAAACTATCTCTTTAGAAGAGACAATTAATCAAATCATCAATCAAGATGTTGATTATTCAGAAGATATTAATGCTCTTATGGAGGGTGAAGATCTTTCTGAATCTTTCATGAACAAGGCAACTACTATTTTTGAAGCTGCAGTTAAATCTAAATTGATTGTAGCACTAGAAGCAATGCAAGAGCATTTTGACCATGCTCTTGTACAAGAAGTCACCTCAATCAAAGAGGAACTTACAGAAAGAGTAGATGCATATCTTGAGTATGTTTCAGAAGAATGGGTTGAAGAAAATGCTCTTCAAATTGAAACTGGAATCAAATCAGAATTATCAGAGTCCTTTATGACTGGTCTAAAAGGACTCTTTGAAGAACATTATGTAGAAATCCCTGAAGATAAATATAATGTGTTAGAGGGAATGGTCGAAAGACTAGATGAAATGGAATCAAAACTCAATGAACAGATCGAAAGAAATGTTCAATTAAATCAAAGACTATGTGAAGCAGTAAGCGACACTATTATCAATGAAGTTTCTGAAGGGTTAGCTTTAACTCAGAAAGAAAAACTTGCAAGTCTTGCTGAAAGTGTTGGGTTTGAAGGTGAAGAAAACTATCGTGAGAAACTGGAAACTCTGAAGGAATCATATTTCCCAAGAGCAACAGGATCTCGTAGAGAAGAAATACTGATTCAAGAAAATGTAGAGGAATATTCTCCTCAAATGAATTCATATCTGAAAGCAGTGTCTAAATTCTCAAAGTGAACTTTAAGTTATACTAAATATTTGTAGTTAAACAAACACTTACCAAGACTAAACAAGGAGAAAAAGCAAATGTTCCTCAATGAACAAATGCAGAACAAGTGGCAACCTCTTCTGGAAGCAGAGGGTCTTGATCAAATCAAGGATCCATACAGAAGAGCAGTTACCGCTCAACTGCTAGAAAACCAAGAAAGATTTTTAAGAGAAGAGAGAGCCTTCATTTCTGAAGCTGCTCCTAATATCAACACCCAGTCTGGAGCAAACCCAGGATTCTCTGGTTCTGCTACTGCTGCAGGTCCTGTAGCTGGTTTTGATCCTGTTCTGATTTCATTAATCAGACGCTCCATGCCCAATCTGGTTGCATATGATCTTGCTGGTGTTCAACCAATGAATGGTCCTACTGGACTAATCTTTGCAATGAGAACCAGATATGTTAATCAGTCTGGACAAGAAGCTCTATTCAATGAGCCAGATACTGCATTCTCAGCACAAAACAACAGTGCAAACCTTACTCAAGGTGATTACACTGGTGGTTCTGATGGTGGTGTATCTGTAGGTTTTGGTACTACTGGTTTTGCTCTTGGTGGCAATGCTGCTGGTTCAAACCCCTCTGCCCTAAACAGCTCTGGTGCACTTGGCGTTGACTACAAAGTTGGTCAAGGCATGGGAACTTCTGCTTCTGAAGCATTGGGTGATGATGCTGCTAATGCATTCAACCAAATGGCATTCAGCATTGAGAAACTTTCAGTTACTGCAAAGTCTAGAGCACTCAAGGCTGAGTATACCCTAGAGCTAGCACAAGACCTTAAGGCAATTCATGGTCTTGATGCTGAAGCTGAGTTAGCAAACATTCTCTCAACTGAAATCCTTGCTGAAATCAACAGAGAGATCATCAGAACCATCTATAAGGTTGCTGAAACTGGTGCACAAACCAATGTGTCCAATGCAGGTATCTTTGACCTAGATGTGGACTCTAATGGTAGATGGTCAGTTGAGAAGTTCAAAGGTCTTCTGTTCCAACTTGAGAGAGATGCTAATGCAATTGCTCAAAGAACAAGAAGAGGAAAGGGTAATGTAATCCTTTGTTCTGCTGATGTTGCTTCTGCACTCACAATGGCAGGTCTTCTTGATTACACTCCTGCACTCAATGCTAACTTGAATGTTGATGACACTGGAAATACCTTTGCTGGTATTCTCAATGGCAAGTTCAAGGTTTACATTGATCCTTTCTCAGCAAACCTTTCTGCTGAACAGTATTATGTTGTTGGGTACAAAGGAACCAATCCTTATGATGCTGGTATCTTCTACTGCCCATATGTGCCTCTCCAAATGGTACGTGCAGTTGGTCAAGATAACTTCCAACCTAAAATTGGATTTAAGACCAGATATGGTATGGTTGCAAACCCTTATGCAGAAGGTACTGATCAAGGTCTTGGTAGAATCCAACAGAACACAAACAGATACTACAGAAGAGTACAAGTTAAAAACCTTATGTGAGTTTTTTCAACTCTTTTCCAAAGGTCCCCAAAAGGGACCTTTTTTTATGAGAATAAATAGTTCAAAAAATGGCAACAAATCCTTGGGACAATCAACCAGGAAATAGAAACTTTTTATCTCCAGTTGGTTTCAAATTTAAATTACAAAAAGCACCTAAAGTAGACTTTTTTGCAAACTCAGCAAATATTCCTTCCATTACTTTAGGATCTGCAATTATGACTCGTTATGGTAAAAACATTGACATTCCAGGCGATAAAATGAATTTTGAAGATTTTAATTTGAGATTTTTAGTAGATGAAAATCTTCAAAATTATATGGAAATTCAAAATTGGATGAGGGGTCTTGGGTTTCCATATAGTCTAGAGCAATATGATGATTTACAAGAAAGTGCTAACAAAGACAACATACCAGGATTAGCAAGAGCAAGATTTTATGAAGAATCAGATGGTACTCTTCAAATCTTAAACAGCAATTATGTTACTAGTGCTCAGGTTCTTTATTATGGAATGTACCCTACATATCTTTCAACATTACAATTTGATGCAACAGAGGAAGATATTAGATATTTTACAGCAGAAGTAAATTTTAAATACACTTATTACAAAATAGTTGATGCAATAGGAACACCTTTATGATCTCTCTTGATGAAATTCAAATGATGTGGAAAAAAGATTCAGAAATTAATATAGATGATCTTCATAATGAATCTTTAAATATTTCACCACTACATTCAAAATATTATGAAA